AAAAAGATAAATCTAAATCATAATGATTATTTATTCACTCTAAAAATATTAAATTTTCCCAAATTTTGAAAGTTTGTTTTAACTTTATACCAACTTAAAAAAATACAGAATACTTATCATAATGAACAACACACAGAACCCAACTCTCATCGCAGGATTTGAAGATGTCATCACTTACATCAAGAACCAAGACATCAGAATCAAGAAACTTGAACAAGAAAACAATGAACTCAAAGAACAAAAAGAAAATGCTTTTCAGCAAGGATATGATGCTGGTCGGGAAGAGTATCAGGTAGATCAAGAGTTTCTTGATGAAAAGGATGAGGAGATAGATAAACTCAAAGAACAAGTTGAAATCTTTGAGACAACTTGGCTTGATCCAAAAGATGTTGACCAGCAAATGCATGATGTTCGCCAATCCGCATTCAAACAAATTAATAAACTCACCAAAGAAATCAAGGAACTAAAACAAAATCAAGACTGACATAAATGCATCTTTTCACGCAAATAAAATACCATACTCATTCGCCCCTCCCCTGTTAATTCATTGTTACAATGAGCCTCGTGTGGATTAAAGATTAATAAATCCCCTTGCTCTATATTTACAGCAATATCATATTCAGGAAATATTAATTCACCTCCGCTAAACTCGCCACATTTTTTTATCGTAAAACAAGTTAATCCTTTCTTACAATCTCCCTTATCCAAATGACAAGCAGTACGAAAATCGTGATTTAATGTAATCGTACTGAAATTTGTATCAGGTATTAAAAACTCGTCTGGACATGCAGTATAAATCTCATTTTGACTCAACCATTTATCAGGAAAATATTCAAAATATTTATCACTTAACTCTTTACATAATGGGAAAATTGTCTTGTACTCTTCTATATGTTTTTTTGTATAATGTGTCAAACGACAAGGATGATGTGGAGACTTATCAAATCCACCAAGGGCAAATGAACTCACTGAGTTCGATCTCGCTCGTTTTGATATACGACCATCATTATACTTAAAAAATGATGATGATGATGACTTATCGCCACTCACAGGATTCCCTTCCTTATCAGTTAATTCTACAGGATATGCTTTCCAGTTCTCCTTTCCACGAGTTAATCCTTTTAATGTTACTTTACCAGCAGCATTTCCACGATTAACACTTTCCATTTTAGATAATTTTACTAACTTATTATCAAAGTTGTAATATTTATCATCTATAACTTTCTTTTTTAAACAAAAGATAATATCGTCCGTGCATGCATCATATGCCTCCACATCACAATTATATATATTATCACATTTATAAAACTCCCCGACCTTCGCCTCTTTACATTTTGTAAGATATAACTCCATAATATAATGTAAAGAAATTAAATCTTAAATGATAAATATTTAATTGTACCACCATCCCTTCGGCTTCAATAAAGTATCAATCTTACTTTCAATGCATGAGATTCGTTGTGTTGTTAATGTATGTTTTGTTAAAAGATTATTTGTCATAAGATTTAGTTTACTTAGTTCATTATCCAAATGTTTTATCTTAGAAATGATAATTTCTTGATTACTTAATATTTTATTTAACAAAACCATATTCGGTGGAACATTTTGTTGTACTCCGCCCATTTTGAATTCTAACTATATAATAATTATCATTTTGAAAAGATTATTTCTTCTTTGGAGGATTCATTATATCTTGTAATACTTGTGAATTAGATTGTCGTGTTTTAACAATCTTATATATAACACAAGAGCCATCATCTAATCGTGCATCTGTACCATCAGCATCACTAATTGCTGTCTTTATATTTTGTATTGTTCTTGGTATTGTATTAGTAAATATTGTATCTTCTCCTCCATTATAAAAATCACCATATCCAGAGTTCTTTGGAACAACAGCGATTACAGGCAGTTTTGATGTACTCTCAGGACCACCAATATATGATGGAGATAATAAATCACTCTTTACTAAATATATTGGAGAAATCATCTTTCGAGGAAGATTATCAGCAACTATACCAGTTGATGAACAACTCTGTACAATTGGTGGAAAATCCTGATAACCGAGTAATGTTGAGGATATGTCTACATTTCTTTTTGATCCTTCCGCATCTATATATTGAGGATAAGGTATAGACTCGGGATGCACAGCAGTTAAATCTTTTACTTTATCATATTGTTGTAAATCAGTTGTTTGGATAAGAGCATTCGTCGTTGGTGTACTGCATGTAAGAGCAATATTATTATATCGTACTAATCTATTATCCGTTGTACGATGAAATTGTTCATAACTAAATCCGAGTAAAGTCCATAATGATTGAGCCCAGTTCTTTTCATCACAACCATAACTCTCTATAAATATACCACTCCGAGCATCCATAATACTATATGGAATGATATTCTTATCTAATATAATACTATCACCCAACTTAGTATGTATATATGGAGTAAAGTTTGGAGAAAAATTTAATCTTGATAATCGTTTATTTATTTTATAACATATCACCTCAGAATCAGCAACAGACTGAGAAGCAGATACTTCAGCAGAATCTGTTCCAACTATCTCAGGAGTATGTAATCGTCTAAATACAAATCGTGATTGATCAGCATCAAAATCTAAGACTGGATCATTTGCTCCAATATAAATTTCATTCATCTGAGCATTTGATGCGAAAGACATTAATGTATAACTACTCACAGTGTTCGCAGGAGTCCCATTAGCAGTTGGTATGCCTTCTAAATCTTTACGATCTTGATATGTATGAAATCTTGTTCCAGATGATGTATTATTATATTCCGCTCCATACTTTCCAGATAATCCATTATATAATGATAATGCTGCCGTACCATAAGCATTAAAATGCTTATCAAATCCTATATTTCTAACACTACCAGGAATTGATACTCCAGGAAACCATGCCTGTGGTATACCATTACGATACTTACCAAAATAAAATCCTATTGTTCCAGAAGAAGACCTAACGCCCCAGCCATATCTCAAATGATTAAATCGGTCTGGTGCTTGTCCAAATCCGTCATTCGCATCTTTACGATCTTTATTATAATCAAAGAATAATGCTGCCGACCAACTTTCACCAGATGCATTCGTTGTACCATAATTATCACTACCTAATTTAGAACGAGTAAATGTAAGTGTATTTGACACTCCCGTACCAGATGATGCCGTTGCTGCCTGACTTAATGTTAATATCTTTGCTGCTGTATCAATATATTCAATATATGTCCGTTTTGATGTTCTTTCATTTGATGATGTAAAACTCACAGGAAAGTTTGCTCCACTCTGATCATCTACTAAAACATCCCCAGGACTTAATCCAGTTACACTATTCACAGTGACCTGAAATGAACCAGATATTGTACTTAAAGTTGGATATGTCGCAATCTCAGTTACATTAGATAAATTCATATGAACAAATCTTGTATTATCTATTGTAAGTGTATCAGGTTCTAAAATTAATGCTTTTTGCCCAGATGACATCTCACTTGTATTAAATAATTCAGGATAAAGTTCCTGACTATCTACAAATCTTTTGATTGCTAATAAGTTTTCATCATTCCATTCTAATGTTGTATCTATAATACTATCATTATTTAAACTCAAAGGGAAGTTTGTTGTTCCTCTAACTTTAAATGAACCATCTATCGTTAATTGAGGACTTGAACCAAATCCTCTTTCATCTAATTGTCTTCCTGTTTCTTGGATTTCAGGACGCTTATATCCAATAGTAGCATAACAAGATTGATAAGAATATTCATAAGTTCTGTGAACATCTCTGTAATTTAATATATATTTTCTTCCAGCAACTCCTCCTTTTGATTGTGAGATTGTGCGATCAAAGTAAACATAATGTGTTGAGTGCGGAGCAGGACTGACCTGTTTGTCTATTACCATATGTCCTACGATACTCGGAGTTAGACCAGAATCATCACGAACAATATACATTCCTGGTTTTGCTTTCGCATAATCAGCAGCACTTACTCCGATCCAATTTGTATTCGGAGCTGTTGATGGTGTGGTAATACTCGTGATTTCCACTGCTTGTCCTCCAGTTATAAGTTCAATATTTGGATTCAATCCTCCTTGAAGATATATTTGAGATACTTGCTCATTAAATCCAAATCCATGTGAACATGGAAATGGTTCATTAGTTCTACTCTTTGCTGTAATATCAAAGTTTCTGTTTTCTCTATCAGTACCATCTCCGATAGTTTGTTGGAATGTATCTATCTCTCTAACATTATTAAATTGATCTGTAAATGCCTGTGCTACATTTGCTGGTGAATTAAATCCTTCTTGAATTTGATATGTATATGTTCTTTTATACCAATTGTAATTAAATAATGCTGGATCACGATGTCCCACTAATGATGAATTAGTATATGAATTTCCATTATAATCCTTCACAAATAATGTATAACGAGAACCATCATTATTTATCCCATTTGTTATGGTTTGTACTTGAGTATAAATAGATGCGTTCGGTATTTCTCCAGAGTTTTTTCCTCTATATGTATTCTCCAGTGCGTAATCAGTAGCATAATAATAAGGAGAAATACCAACAAGACCATTCGCAGTGCCTTGATAAGAATTCCATATTATTTCAGTAGTTCTGTATACTACATCTAAATCCCATGCAGACCTTCGTGGTAATGTATAATAAAATTCTCCATTTGTTGTCTTATAATATGAATGAGTTAAATGGATTTCATTATCTGTAATTTGTTTGGTGACTTCTATTGGTGTATATTCAAATACCATATCTCCCAAGAGACATGCATTTGTCGTTTTAGTTCTGGTAGTATCACTCATATTAAACAATTGCCCACGACCTAAATTATCTCGTGCATCTTGTCCTTTGATTTCTATCGTAGCAGACTCATTACCTATCGCAGACATATATGCTGAATGAACAGATATTTGATCTCCAATATCTAACTTTATTCCATCTCCTACATTATTAGTCCAATGAGCAGGATTCCCTGCTTCAATCTTAGATAGATACTCAGGACTTTGCTTTCTATTACATTCCAGTAATATTGTATCAGTATATTCGGACATTAATATTATTATTAAATATTAATATAAAAAAGTTTAAGTTATAAAAAATTAAGTTTATGCGAAGAATGTTTCCATTACACCATCACGAAGAGTAGCCATCTTCATAAGTTCTACATAAGTCCTCATAGTGTAAGTATCAGTTCCGCCACCAGATAGATTATTAAGAGCATTATATTCAAAGTAATATTCAATACCACGAGAATTAATACGCTCAGATCGATTAAGATGATATGCCTGATGGAAAAACTTGTTCGGTAATCCTAAGGTTACCGAGTTCTGTGCTCCGCCTTCAAATAATGTAGTAGTAATTAAATTACCAGCATCCGAATACTCATCACGAGTTACAAACGGAACCATTCCTTCAGCCTGAGTAACTTGATAAAAGTGTCGGCAAGGATTATCAATATCAACAGGATACAAGAACTGATTGTTGTATTTAATATTAGTTTTATTAAGACCATTCGTTGCCGTATTACTCGCAGCATAGTTAGAAGCAGCACCAGATGAATGCTGTAATCCAGTCATTAGAAGATCAGGATTGGAATAATCATTGCTTAACATAGCAATCACTTTGGAGCATACACGACCAGCAGCACCAATATTCATAATCTGTTGTGATGTTGCCTCTTCACTTCCAAATGTTCCACTTACACTCACTGTTCTCTTAGCAAGACGATAATCAACATACGAAAAGGTCATATCACTATTTGCCTGAGCATATTGTTCCATAATTTCTTGAGGGAAGTACTGGTAGTCAGCAATTAACTTAGTAGCAGTTAAGTCAAACTTCATTAGTGTGGACGAAGAAGGACCAGTTACCTGAAGTCGCCTCTTCAAAGCAGGTGTGAATGTCAACTCCACTGTGACTGGTTCTTTCATCATATATAGAGGAAGTTGATTAGAATACAAAAATGGAAATAAATCAGCAAGAGCAATCTGATATTCAGGACCGCCATTTGTAGAATTGGTTGATTGGTATGGACGAACCTTTAAATCTCCACCAGTCTTTACGACTGTTCCCGAAGCAGTACAAGATACATTCATACCAGTATCAAGTCCAATAAATGAAGCAGAAGTCTGAGACTTACCAGAGCCAGATGCATTGTCTCCATCATTGTATGCGACCTGATGTGCCAACATTCTTCCCGATGTTACTTGTTCGCGTTGCTTTTGATGTTCATTTGACATAAATAAAGATTTGTATCCCATGTAATGATTAAAATCATCGATTTCAGAGATAGTCTTCGTGCCGACCAAAAGACGGCATCGTTCAATTACACTATGTATACCAACATTAACAGGAGCCCATGCACGAGTTGAGGTCTTGTCAAAGCGTAATGTAATCTTAGAGTGTGAATGAAGTATCCCCTTGTTTTGAAATTGGAAACGACAAAATGTATCCGTGTTCACAACAGGATCAAGGATATCAGTCTCAATATCAATTGCCGTATTAGTTGGAATAGTTCCAATCTTAACAAGATCTGGAATAGCACTTACAGCAGGTGAGGCTTCACTTGGTGTCATAGCAGTTTCATTAGTATTTGGAGAATCAGCAGAATAAGACATTTTATATTAATTACATTATTTTATTTTAATATATAAAATTTTTTTTTTAATATTTACTTTGATCATCTTCCAGTTTATATGTAGAATATGTGAAGCCTTGATTTGCATCTGGTAAATATAATGTAGCAAGTGCCGGAAATACAAAATACTTTATTATTTGTTTCTTTTGTAACTCATGGAAGATTACATCTATGGCACGAAGTTTCCTACCTTTATAAACTTCTTCAATTGATGATAATAATTGTTGTGCTACAATTTTATTTGGAATATAGTATCCACAAGCATGTGTGATTCTAAATACATTTGGATCAATTGTTTGTATTAAATTATTATCATTGCTAATATGATCTATAACTTCTTTTTTATCTTGTTTGGTAAAAGTATGATAATCTTTTACTTTTGGAGCATTAATCTGTCCGCCAATATAACAAAACTCATCTGGTAATAAATGGATTACTTCTTCTAATAATTCAAAATCTTTAATGATTGTATCATCTTCAATGATTACAACATCCTTTAAATCATCATCAATTATCTTCTGTATCATTCCAAGATGTGATAGACAACATGCAGTTATTTTCTTGCGTAATGGTATTTTACAATTATATCTAAAATGTAATTTATCTACTTCTTCATCGGTGATATCAGTCCACCACTTGGCTGGATACATCGTATATCTTTCATCATACTTATTTCTTCTTTCGCTGTAAGCATTTATTACATAAATATTCATTTATATTATTTAGATTAAAATTTGAAAAACATTTTAAATATCATATCAATTTAAAATGGTTGAAAAGGAAGTTCTTGATTGTATGGAAGTTCTAATCAAGAAAGTTATGAAAAATGAATATAATAGAAAATATCGTTTGAAGAATAAGGAAATTTACAAACAAAAAAGGAAGATATATCTTTTAAACAATAAAGAAAAAGTAAATAAAAAAAGAAAAGAATATCTT